AGTAAAACAGTTGAAACACTTCCGTCTTATTTGAAAGTAATCTCTATATCTTGACAAAAAAATAACGATTTTTCAGAGCTGGGAGGACTGATTGGTGTTACAACACCGACAAAAGATGGACTAATGCCCAAAAATCAAGTGTGCAGAAATATTGCTAAAATCAATAATTTGCATTGTCGTTTAAAATGTAATATAAGTTCACCCGGTGAATGGGTTAATGGTTTTCTATATGTAGGTAGCACTAGTGGTTCTGTTTCTACAATAGCTGTTTCTGTGATGATATGGAACGAAACCAAAGTTTTTTGTAAGCTCATTAATGGAGTAAAAGGATATATATCATCGATTTCCTACATACAGGAAACAAACTCAATATCATTATTTGTTGAAATGGCTCAATATGCTAATATCTTATTTGCCCCGATGACCCAACTATACAGTTCCTCTTTAGAAACAGTGGAATCAATTCCAAGTGATGCTATTAATCTTGATTTTTGACATAAAAAAACGGGTGGCACCGGCTTGTACCGGACCACCCGTTTTAATCCATGTCAAAGATACGGTTCGCCAATTACTTCTAGAGCAAATTTAGTCTAGGAAGCCAAACTTAATTTTTTCCACTTACTATCACTATTATCATACTTCACCCTAATAAATGTCGCTCCATTTACTGATATTAGTAAGTACATAACCCGTGATTCGTTTCCAACCGAAAATACGGATAAAATTCCATAGCCATTTATAGGATTGTTAATAGACTCAGGTGTTATTCCATATATTCCTGATACTACTAACGTTTCAACATCTCCTTTAAATATAGGAATTCTACTCCTAAACCACGAATCATTTATCCCTATCAGTCCTCCCAGGTCGAGAGTTGAGAGACTATTATGTCAAGATATAGTTATAGGATTTGATAAGTCTATAGTGTTTTCATATTCTTCCCCATAGCTTACATTACCCATTGAAGCATCTAAAGTTACATATAGATCCTGTATAGAATCAGGTATAAACATGTAAATTGATTTATCAACCCTATAAAAAGAAAAACCGCTAATATTACCAGCAATAAGTTTTCCTGAAGCCCATCGACTAATATTGTTGGTTGCTAAACATAGTATGATATAAAAATATGATCCGTTTCCATAATTTGATACTTTAACATTAATAATAGATCCGTTCCAATCATTCACTGAAATTATCTTCACATATTTACCTTTTAATCCTGTTGCGCCATTAACAACATAAGAGTTTGGGATTGCACAGTAAAGTTTAGGACTCATCAACCCGCTTTTATTTGATGTTGCATTCCCAATCAGTTCTCCCAGGACTTTCGCGGCAGCCGAAGAAGATGTTAAAGTTGGGTTCTTGGAACCGTCCAAAGTACGAAGCCAAGAGAAGGTGTCGGACTGGGGCAACTGGTCCTCAAACTCATCTGTTCCGGCTGCCGCAGCGGCAGCAAATGTTGATATTTCTGATGCAGCGGAAACAATCCGTGCGGAAACTAATTCTGTCATCTCATCGACGGTCACCTGTCGTTCGTTGCCGTTTTTATCCACAGCTTTAAAGCCAACTATATTTTCTAAATTCAAATCACTCATAATATCAATTTTATAAAGTTCTTATATAAGTTTTCCACGCTTTTGAAGTGCCGCCAACCGATTTGTACAGCTTCTTCCTGCCACTTTTTATCTTATAACGGGAAAGGTTGTTCCCGTCATAGTTCACGGGATAATCCGGATTGCCCTCGTTGGCATACGCCTCCATTTCGTATTTTATAGTATAATATGCCGAGCTCGCAGGATGGCAGATAGGGTTTCCCTTGATCCACTCGACAAAATACCGCCAGTAGTATTTTACCCATGAGCCGATAACCTGTGCCTGACGCAGGTGTATGGTTTCGTGCGTCATACTCTCCTTACCCGCATAGGTCTGCATATACCTATCTATGTTCTCCTTGTTCTCGGCACGGTATATCATCCGTCCGCACCACATCATGAAACGGTATCCCTTGAAAGGATAATGCTTCATGGGAAGTAGCTCAGGAGTATCAAAATCACCCGGCTTGCTTGAGAACAGCATCTTGATTAATTGCCATAATTCTTTCATACTACTCCTTCTTTTTATCCAGATAATCATTCAGTGAGTCCGCCAGCAGACCGGGCAGCATGGAGGTGGAGCGTCTTATGATATCCACCTCTTCTTCGTCAATCTCGACACCTTCAGCAGTAGATTTGAATATCTTCTCAGCAAGGAGATGCGCCTTCAAGCCCGCTACGTTCTTATATATCCAGTCACCGAAGGCCTCAGTGATGTTACTGGCTATAAGCTTTTCTTTTTTAATCCCATCATAAATAGGGAATTGTGCAAAATTTATTCTCATACTTTATATTTAAATTATCCGCAATAAAACATAACCCAATAATTACCCATACACTTAATGAAGCCGGATGCAAAATCCAAATCAATATAAGACACCTCCTGTCCTCCGGGAGCAGGCAGGATCCGTCCTCCTGTCAATCTTACTCCGCCGCTCATACGTTTGAAGTATATAGTATGTCCCGGAACATCCGGAGGAAGCGTCACTTCTATATTGTCTCTATTAATAAACATCACATTATCATCGTTGTTGTTCAATGAAGCTTTAACAGAGATATTCCTCCAGTTGCCAACTATGCCACGAAGAGAAACATAGCTGTCATTGTTCGGATGAAGGAAAATGTTACCTCCCTCCACGAATAGAGGAATGCTCGGAGTCTTGATGTGCATTCCGATCATGGCATTTGGACTCTGTATGTCAATTCCAGCATCATACTTAATCCCTTCAATGGTGACAAACTGCGTGTTTCCCCCGATTCTTACGTTTGCAAATGTCCTTTCGTTATAAAACTCAATTTGTCCGGCAGACAAATTGAAACCGACGTATTTATTTGTTTCATTTTCATAAAGGATCTTTGAGGACAATACCCCCGAAATGATGGAGAACGGGCCAATACGTCCTTTATCCGCCGTGATTGTTCCTGTAATCTCTGCTAATTTGCATTTAAAATACCCGGTTTCACCGTTGATAAGAAGAGTTTCACCTTTGTCATTAAAAGACTTGAGAACCTTGTCTTTGAACATGAAGCCGGCTACATTCGCACCATCGGCAAACAGGGTGTCAGTAGCGATATTCACAAACTTTTGCATGGCTTCCCAATTGGAATCACCGTTGACAGATGTGGGTGCAGCGGTAACGGAAGCACCGTAATTCTTTACAAGGAAATTATAATAAACTCCCCCTATCAGATATATGACCTTATCCCGGTAATCCGCATTCCAGACATAAGTCTGTCCTGATGCGAATACACCTCTGTCACGGGGAAACGCCCCTGTTGCTCCGGTTGCTCCTATGGCACCATCATTAGCTACACCCACCCCTTTTTCAGCGACAAAATTATTATTCCATGCGTTCGCGTCCGATGCGGATTGATAAGCCCGGACGGCAAACTGGGTGTATCCGGCTGTCGCTGGAACGGATATCTGATTGCTTAAGGTAGCACTTACATGAGCCAGCCAGCTTCCGTTATACTTACGGGCTGCCAGATAAAGCGTGCTGCACGTGCTTACATTGCCTGCCACATTCTGTTTGCAAGTGACAAGGAATCCAGACGGGGATGGCGTGCCCGTACTGGTGAAGTTGATCACGCTGACAGGACTGTCCAGCCAGTAGGATGCCGACGGTCCGACGGGGGCAACCATCTCCTGCCAGTCTGCATGTACCGTCCGGTTCGCAGATCTGCCGGCGAGGATGTATCCGCCGTCTCTTTTCCTACGGAGTCTGCCGTTTCTGAACCTTGCAATTTTAATCGGAGGGTTGGAGGTTTCAACCTTGCTTAAGTAAGATCCTCCGGCAAACGATACTGTACTGTTCTTGGCATACGGAGTATTGGCGGATTCCCAATGACCGGCTGCTGTGATGCTCTCACCATCAGCCCCATCCTTACCATCTACAAGCATGGGAACGGTTTCAACATCCACTATCTGGTCATTCACGTAAAAGATAAACTTCAATGTCTTCGTAAAGTTTCCGCTTGATATGGCTGTATTGTTGTTTATGCTAGTTTCTGCTCCACCATCTATGCTGTATTTCAATGTACCGTCCGTTGTGGTGGATATCACGCCCCCCACTGACTTTTGCCTGTAACATGATACGGAAGACACGCTGTAGTTCCCATTCTTGTCCTTGCTTACAGAAGTGGCAGAAACGATTATACTGTATAGCACGGCATCTGAACCGTCCGCACCTCCACGGACCCCGGCTACAGTGAATGACAGATCACGGGAATACTGCTGCCCGTTCTTTGTAGCCCTGATTGTGATCTTCACCGTGTTTGTCGCAGCAAGAGTAGCTCCGGCAGATACCGATATTGTCACCACTCCCGTATTCTTGTCTGTCGCACACAGAAGATTTGTGTCAGGTGTACAGGTGATGCTGTCAAGCGTGAGCTTCTCCGTTCCATACCACATACTGACAGTTGTATTCCAAGTCTGTGAGGATACGACCTTCCCATCTGAAGTAAGGGCTGCATTGACCATCTCGTTATCGAAGTCCGCCATGATGGCATTCTCCCCGTCCTTACTCCAACGGTGCACAGGGGCCGGAGTGCTCCATTCACTCCATACTCCATCACGCTTCACACGTTTGCACGCCCATTCCACCTGATGGTCGGCATCCACGCCAAGAAAATCATCTGTCCAGCCTTCCGGTATATAATCATCCTGCTGCTTCGATTCCGGCTTGTCAGGGGTAAGGCCGATGATGTTGGTACGGGTGTAGATCCACTCGTAACCTTTGCCGTCCTTACCGTCAGTCCCGTCTTTGACCATGACCATCCACAAACCATTCCGGTATATGTAAGTACAATGGTCAGCCGTATTTCGGTAGCTGTCACCCTCCTTGGGATTGGACGGATGGGATGCGAACTCACCCAAGAAGGTGATACTCTCACCTTTAAGTTCACGACCGTCCAGCAGCATCTCCCAGTCTTCATGCACGGTCCAGTCGGCTGATTTCCCGGCAAGGATATAACCGCCATCCTTTTTCTTTCGATAATTGCCGTTCCTGAACCTTGCAATTTTAATCGGAGGATTGGATGTTTTCACCTTGGAGATAAAAACACAGCCCGCCAAAGTGACCATGGTATTGACCTCGTATGGGGTCTTAGAGGATTCCCAATGACCGCCACCTATTACAGACAGTCCCGGATCACCCTTGTCACCTTTGGCGGCTGATACAAGCCAGTCCGGATTGTTTTCGGATGGCTCGGAAGTAGTGCCCTTGTCATTGACGCACAACCATGTGGAACCGTTATGGGGCACACGGGAATAATACGCATACTTCCTGCCCGGCTCCCAGCTAGGGAAGTCGATAGGAACGCGGACTGTGCTACCGGTAATTTCATCAATTTGAAAAATCAATCCCGTCATGATGATATCCTGCAATACTGCCGAGAACCTGTCGCAGTTGATCCCGTTGATGGTCATACCCTTCTTCTTGCCGAACCAGCTCTTCATCTGTGCCGGCTCCGGGTCCCAGGTGTTGGCATTGTCAACAAGGGTGATGCAGCAGTTACCGTCACGCACGTCTATGATGATATAAGTCTGACGCTCCTTGTCGGTGAAGTTCCCCGTCTGTCCGAGACGCATCTCGTTATGGGGAACGAACTCATATCCGGGACGCGGAACCATCACGAATGTCTTCTCGTCGTAATCTGCGGAAGTGATACGGTACTGTATTTTCCGGAAACCAATAAAGTCACCGGTAGTGACGCTTTTGTCATGCCAGAAGCCTAGGAGGATATCGTCCGGCTTCTGTCCCAGCGGTACACCATCCTCCAGATCAGGGATGACAGTATAGCTGCCGTCACTATTGGCGACAAAGCTTTTTATCTTCAGCCCTCCGCCGGGACTTATAGTATTATATCCTTCAAAATAGGTCTGACGGTTGAAACGAAGTTCTGGTACACTCAGAGAGCTGCGCAGGACCAAAGCCTCCAGCTCGGCACGGGCGTCCTCACCGATGTAACCTCCGGAAACGCCGGGGATAAAGTCACCGAACTTGGCATAATTCTTAATCAATACTCCGCCTAGCAAGGATAGCAGGAAATTCGTAGAATCCTCCTTATCTTTGCGCAAAAAGTATTTGGTGAGCTTTTCTATATCAGAATTATCCATGTTTTCTAGAATCCCGATAAATATGCGCCCAATTCTTTCAGCTGTATTCTCTCCTTCTGTAGATGCGTTTCTTACTTGAAGAGCCAGTTTCTTTAATATATCAACAGAATCGCTCATTCTCCTATTACACGAAAAACAGTTCTATTAGATTTTAATTTCCCTTCACCGTTATAAAGTGGCATACCGCATTCTTTTAGGTAAAGCACGCATTCTTTCAGGTAGCGGTCAGCTATGCTACATGCATCGCTATACACCATCATCTTTTCCTTGAATACTGTATGACTGCTATATTCACCTTCCTTGTTCACGAAGCCAAAACGGGATACATTCCCATCTCCATTTTTGACAATACAGGCATAGGTATAATAAGCCAAAGCTACGCGAAGTCCAGTGATGATTATCTTCTTTTTACATTTAGTTTCATAAGTACCTCCGTCAAGCAGTAGCTGGTATTTTTCAGGATTTTTTTTCACGTCAAGGAACAGTTCGTCTCCCAACGCTGATTTGATGTAGATATTCTCCGACTCACGGATGTAGGTTTCTATCTTGTCAGGATCGAGATGTACAGACATTCCGCGAGACAAAGCCGATACCTCATCTGTTGTTATTAGATACTGCTGCATTTCGTACATACTTTAATGGTTCCACACTATAATCATTAGAGGGGTTGACTACTTCATACCAATAGCTGAATATACGGCTAAAGGTACGCTCTATTAAGCGTTGTTGCTTGCTTACGATAGAATTGTAATACTCGAAAGCATCTTCCAAAATATCGCCTGAGAATCCGACTTTACCAATACGGATGCAATACCATGGCTCTTGGCCATAAGCTGAATAAATACGTTCAACCACACTTGCGTCAGTAACGGTAAATTCTTTGTCGTAATTTTGTGAGTTCAGATTTATTATTTCAGGTTTTTCCTCATCGCTTTCTAAAGTAACTTCCATAATCTTTCCTGCATTCGTATCACCTTGCAACTGGATGAGTGTATTTGAGAAACTGTCGTCATCGTCTGTATCTTTCACTTCGTTGCCTTCTTCGTCAAAGGTTATGTTCGATCCCTTTTTGGTGAATACCATAGCGCCAGGGAAGAAATTATTTCGTACATTTCTGTACTTGACATTGGACAGCCCTTCATCGGTACTCATTTCTGTAGCCACCCGGTCACCTTTCCCGACAGGATAAGTATTTTTCCCGGCCATTGACACCCATAGGATTTGACCTTTGTAGTATTCAATGCCTCCGGCTGCTTCTATTTGAGCCAGTATAACATCTTTTTGAGGGTTAAAAACATCTATATAGTCGATGTTTTCTTTCTTGACCTGCAGAGCTTTCCCTTTACGTGTCTTCTTTCCGCTCCAGTCTGGATGTACTGCTATTTTTGCCACATAACCGTTTTCATCTTCTTCTGTCAGACGGCAATTTTCAAATGGTACGTGCTGCATCTCCACTATCTCACAGAAAACATTGTAGTTAACATGGATTGCTATTCCATTGAGTTCGGACATGTCTTTACATAGTAACATGTGCACATCATCCAATGTGTCACCTTTTCGATTGACTACATATTTGGAAAAAGCAACCTCACGGAATCCGTTTCCTTCAATGAAGTCAGCGAAACGGTCTGAGCATTCAGATGCAGTAGAGCTTGCAGCAATGATATTCTTTAATGTCTGCGGATATAGGTTGTCCTGTCCGTAGGCTTGAATTCCTAGATTTTGTAAATAGCTTGTATCAATGCGGTTACTGCTTTTCTTTTTTAGATCTCTTACTCTCATATTCGCGAGGTTTACGTTCGTCCTTTATTTCTTTTATTCAACTTTATCTTCGCCTTCTCCATTCATTGCGTTCACAATTTCAATGGCCTTGCTTAGATGCAGATTCAGAACTTTTTTACTGATTTTCTTGCCGTTGATTTGGAAATCTTTCAACGTGTCAGCCACGGATTCTTCAGAAACTCCGTCTTGCAATGATTCTACCATTGAATCAAGCAGGCTTTGATTGTATCCACATTTGTTAACACGTTCTTTCCAGTCCGTAGGTACATGGGCGAAATAAATTTCACCTTTCGGATTTTTGGCAAGGTACTTTTCAGCAACTTCATCAGTGAGGTTGTCATTAGTGTACATTTTATTGCTTCCGAACTCCGGTTGAAGCAGGACACCATTCTTTAATATATAATTACATTTTTCTTTCATACGGTTATTCTTTTTGATGTAAACAGTCATTTCGATTACAGCATCGCGATAGCAGTCGTTACATGATGTCTTAGTGAATTCTTTTCCTAATACTTCCTTGTACAATCTTTCTATCTCCGATTTATCAGAAGAGGAGTAGGAGGGAAGATCTCCTAGCTCCTTTAATTTATCAACCACTTCTTCTAACTCCATAATTATTCAGTTGGTTTTGTCAGTGTTTCAACAAGCGTTTTTGTCGCATCGTAAGATGTTTTGTACAAGAATAATGCTGATTTGGGAACCTTGGTTTCTTGCAAAGAGATATTCCATCCCCCTTCCGTTTCTTCGGAATACTTGTCATTGCCGATCTCTGCGGCTTTCAAACCTTGGTAGTAACCGTAAACCTGGAAAGCTGAATCTCCCGGATTCTCGGTTTTATTTAACCCTTTAGCTTTATTTTCCAATACAACGACAAAATCACCGTTAGCAAGCCCATCAATAATGTCATTGCATACATCGGGGTCATTTGCTAATACAACCATGTTCACTGTGTTAGTGAACGTGTTACGATAGGTTCCTGTTGCCAAGGCTGTATTGGTACCTGTAAAGGGGGTTGCACCGAATACCTGTACCTTGTAACCTTTTTTACCTGTTTTCAGTGCAAGAGTTTCGATCACATTCTTACGGGTTGCGTTGAATGTAACCGCACCGAAATCCACGTCTGCGCGATTCATTATCACACCTTCCTGTTCCAGCCCGGGAACGATAGGATCATCGCACGATGGTGCGATGTCCTTTTTGATTGTTATATCACATATTGCCATATTTGCTCTTTTCGTTAGTATGCTACCTGTACCAACTCATCTTCGCCAATCATGGAGCCTAATTTTCCTGTTGAATAAATGTAGTTCTTGCGGGCTTTCTTATCAAACCAAATATCCAAGTCCGACATCGGTTCGGTGCCCTCACATCCATACATCAAGTTCTCAGGAGAACATAAAACAGCACGATGCGGTAAGTTAAGTTTGGTTTTGTTGTTCTGATAGGCTTGAATAAATCTATCCCAAATGGAACATTTAACGATGGTTGTTCCATCGTATTTGCTGACCTCTACACCGTCAAATACAACTTCCCAGGGCATGATTACCTTGTACTTTTCTTTCATATCGTGAGTCAGAGCATCGCACATTGACTTGGTGGCGAAAATTGCGCATCCGTCTTTTTGGAAAATCCGGCTGTCGGCATCTTGCAACATCGCATCGAATATTGATGTGGCAATGCCTGTTTCTTTCATCTTTGATTTTTGTAATGCATATGATTCTTCTGCGTTGGCTGCAATTTCAGTGTGCTGTCCGGTATTGTTGGTACAGATGGCAAACAGACGTTTGAAAAAACCGTCACATGTTTTAAATAGTTCGATGTTTACTCCGTCAGTGATTTGACCACCTCCAGTGACAGACGCTGCTGATTTATCTCCAAACCATGTAAAACGCCACATCATTTTCATCATAGCTTCAGACAGCTTCGGCAGTACAATACCGTCCATATATTCGGTCGATGTCAGGTCTCCTATATTTGTTCCCGTTTTAAGGCAGTACTTGGCAATGGTGTTTTCCAAGTCTGTATAGCACATTTCCAAAGGAATTTGCCAATCCCCGATTTCCCATTCCTTTTGGGCGGCAGCGATAGCCACTTTTTTATATTCAGGGTCGCATCCGGAGCCGGCTACTCCGACATCTTCCATTTCACCGATAAAACCAGCTTTTTTACCGTTAGTCACATTGGGCATAAACGTCATGAAACGCTCCATGTCCTCGTTTTGAAAGACTGTTAACTGAATAAGGTCTTTCAAGTCTTTTACAGCCTGATTATCAGGTGTAAGTTTGTCAAAATCTAAAATAGGCATTTCCCCTCCTTTTATTACTTGTTGTTTCTTTTTTCTCTTTCTTCACGAAGTTTTCTCTGAATAGGCGTTTCATTTTCTTCTACTCCTTTTATACCCTTGTTGAACGTTTGGGTACGAGCTGACACTTTATAAGTACTACAATGTTTTGCCAGCCAGTTTTCGCCCCCGGCCATACGGACTGCGTTCAGAATCTTGTTGTCCTCAATGGTACGGGCATTCGTCTTTAGAGAAGCATTCTCAGTTTCCAACTCTTCTATACGGGCTTTTAAAGCTTTCACTTCATCCTCTTCCAATTCATCAGGATCTTTAATTTCTGTAATAACGCCATCTGTCACAATGATAGTCTTTCCGTCAGGCATGACATGTTCGCCATCGGGACTTGCTGTATCTCCTACTTGGGGTTCACCTTCATCTCTTTCCACGGTAAGCGTGTTACCTTCGGCATTTGTCAATTCCATAGATACGACCTGTACGTCTTCAATTTTTTGATAGCCGCATTTGGCCAGCAGCCTGTCTATGATAGTCTGCTTCACTGTTACTTCTTTTTCTTTGTTCATTTTTTTTGTTATTAAATGTGTAAGTTCTCCCTTTGGCAGTTGTAGGCATAAGAACGGTCGTGATAAAACCTAATTGTTTGGCTGTTTCACCACCAAACCAACCGGCTTTATTCATTTGGGCTTCGATAACTGAGGCTTCCGATCCTGTGCGTTCTACATACAAAGCTAGCATCTTGTTTTTTTCACTCTCCAAGTTTGATTTTATTGATTCTAGGGTTTCAAGATCAAGGTCTCCATCGTATGAAGCCATATAAGGCTTGTGAATAAGAAACTTTGCATGTGGATAAGCAAAACGTCTTTCTTTTGCAGCGGCCAATAATATCACGGTTGCCATGGATGCACATCGTCCTACTGCAGTACAGCTGATTTGCTTTCCTGAAGCACGTAAGGCGTCATAAATGGCATACCCTTCAACGGCATCACCACCGCATGAATGTATCTCAATATCAATAACGTGGTCATTCGGATCTATCCAAGATAGGAAATTTTGAATATCGGGAAAAGACAATCCCTCTTCACCAGTTAGATACCAATTTTCCATTTTGTCTTTATCCGCAACAATATCTTTGTTGATGTATAATTTCGCCATATATAATCTATTTTGAAGCAAAGGTAAAAAACGGTATATGGCTATAAGAATTTCAGAACATAATAGCACTGACACGCTTTGTCAGTAAAAAAATAGGGGGAAGAATAATCTTCCCCCTTATTGAATTGAAACGTCAACGGACAACCTGTCAATGACTCTATAGATGGTCCTTTCTGAAATGCTGTATTCATCTGCCAGGTACTGCATGATATATGCCTTTTTATGACCTTCAGCCGTAAGACGGGTGTAGTCTTTATACATTTCTAGGTATTTAATATCTGATGCATCTAATGACATTTCAGACATTATCCTAAGAGTGTTCCTGTTTATATATAATAGTTCGTATGCTTTCATAAACTACCGCTTTCTTCTATGTATTTAATTCTATTCGCAACTGAAGTAAACTCTTCTACAGAAACGACAGGGGCAGGAGCCATCATCATTCCTTTGGCGACTGCTCTGGCCAGCATATCTTCGCCTAAAGTTTGATTATTCGTTGCTGTTACATTAATAGGTACACCTCCACCCATCATATTGAAGGATGATAGGATAGGGGCGAACATGGACGTAGCTTTGGCGGTTATAACGGATTCTCCATTCGACAACTGTGCCGGAATACTGTCGCTCGTTCCTGTCCCCGGTCCTGTAACCAAACCACCTTCTGCAAATTTAGCACTTTTTACTATCTTAACAGCATTTGCAATGTTAGAAAGGATTGTTGCAATACCTGATGCCATTGTAGCTATACCAAGAATACCTTTCCCTGATTCAGCGGATACCATTTTTGCGATCGCCTTACCTGAATTGATGGCGATCTCTGCCAAAGCCAACATTTTGCTTGCCATAGCAAATCCTCTATCAGACTCCCCAATTTGTTCTGTGAGAGCTACAAGGCCATTTGTCACCTGTTCCATTGCTTCATATTTAGCTTGTTCTATTTCAATCTCCTTATCGCTCAGTTCTCTCTTGTCTTTCAGATAAGCATTCTGTGCTTCCAGCTTGCGAAGATTGAATGCTTCTATACTTTCACCTTCCATTTGCTGCAGGCTATCGAGCTCGGCTTTCTTTTGTTCCATCCTTATACGAAGAATTTCCTCTTCGTTATCATATGCTTGTGCGATTTCCGTTTCAAAGCGTATGCGCATGGCTTCCTGTTGCTTGTTGATAATATCCTGCTCATGAACTGTTGCCAGTTCGTCTATCTTGGTATTGTACTTTGCTTTAATGGCCAGTTTCATTTCTTCGGTTTGTTCTGTGCTGGTAAGTTCCGCCTCTTGTTGTGCTTGTAATTGTTGTATCTTTAACTGATACTCCTGCTCGCTGCCTTCCTTGACCGATTCCAATTGCAGGGATATCATTTTTAAACGGTTCTCCAGTTCTTTTTTCAGCTCCTCATCGGACAACTTGCTAAGCTCCATAGATTTTTGTTGTTCCAAAGCCTTTATTTTGGCGTTGATGGCTTCACGAGCCTTAGCGGTAAGGTTCTCTTCTTGCTTTAAACTGATTTGCAAATCCTCAATCTGCCGGGAATAGTTCAATTCAATCTCTTTCCGTGCTTGTTCTCTCTTGTCTTTCACTAAGGCAAGCATAGCATCTTCTGCTGCCCTTACTGCTTCCAGTTCTGTTTGCTTTGCTTCCTTTGCTTTGTCTGCACCTTCCTGGCGGATAGAGTTTAGGGTATTTTGCTGCTCTGTCTGACGGGTGTAACTGCTTTCTTCCAATTCACTTAATCTGTTTACTTCTTCGCTTAATTTCCTAAGGTCATCAATAGTGCTTTCCGATATACCGATTTTTCCAATAGCTTCATCTGCTGTAATTGCTCCTTTTTGCATGTCCTCAATGGTCTTAAGGGCTTCCTTTGTTACTTTAGTATATCCGAGCATATTGGCAATTCTTGCTTTCGCTAAGTCTGTTTGGATTTTTAAGTCCTCTTTTTCCATTGCTGCAGCTTTTTCCGCAGCTTTGATACGTTCCTGTGTGGACAGGGTCTGGTCATCTGCAGCTTTTTTCAGCTTCTCAATTTCAGCTCGGTTAGCGGCACGTGACATGGACAGCATGACTTCCCTCTTGTCTATCTCATTCAAGACTTCTGCCAGCTTCCACGCCTGTTTGGTTTCATTGACTATTTCATCACCGATACCAGCGAATATGGATTTGGCATCATTCCCCGCCTGTTTGAAGTTCCCGGTAAACAGATTCACTAAAGCACTTCCCAACTTGCCTGCCCGGTCTATTAAGACATTTACAGTGGCACCAAGAGCACCCATTATCTTATTGGCTGCTTCCACGCCCTTCTGTGTTTTGGTGAACCATGATACCAAAGATCCTAAAGCTACAATTAATACTCCAATACCAGTTCCAAGTAGAGCAACTTTCAACAGTTTCAAAACTTTAATCCAGCTGGTTGTGGTGGTCGAAACAGTAAGCATTTCTGTTTTTACTCCAGACAAATAATTTCTTACTCCACCCAAGGAGGTCACCATTACATTTATCTGCTGCACGAACGGGATATTGGCATTGGCGGCTTCCATTATAGCTTCCTTGTAATTGCCAACATTTCGGTAATACCGCTGTGTCTCTTCTTCAGCGCCCTTTAGAGCATCAGTAACCTCATTAATTCTGTTTTTTATGTTCATGCCTGTATCCGCATTTCGTTCCGCTTCGGATAAAGCATCGTATTCAGCCGTTAGGTTTGACAGTTTGGCACGGAGAGAAACAAGGCTGTTTTCTTGTGCCTTCTCCTGCTTGAGCTGATTTTGCATTGTTTTCGTTATAACACGTATCGAATCATTACAGTCGTTGATATAGGCTTTAGATGCCGCCATTTCTTCATTGTACTGCTGCCTTTTTATGTCTCCAGCCTTTAACTGTTCCTTCAGTTTCGCCTCTGCTTCTTTGGCTTTGTCGATTTTTGTCTGATACTCGGCTATAGCTTTGATAGCCTCATTATAATTCACTTTGATATCAAGTATCTTTTCTACTTTGTCTGCCATAATTTTAGATGTCTAATTGTAATAATTCAACATTTGCTATTCCTGTATTTTCTGCTGTAACGGATAGAATTGCATAATATTTCCCATATTGGGCCAGATATGCTGGAGTGGTCATATCTAAGTCTCTCAAGTCTTTTTCTGTTATTTCTATTTTTTCTTTAATGATTTTGGGGGTATACACTGCATTTTGAAAGCTTGTGTAGAATCTTTTTATGATATCTGTGAACGACAATTGTGTGAAGGTTCCATTTGATAGACCTCCATTGTTTTCCTCGAGAAGTATTCTTGGTTGAACTTTTTGCAGTTCAGCCTTTCCCTCTCCGTCATATTTGTACAATCGTATGAATGCTGTAATTCCTCTCATGTCGCATCCTGCAAATTTCAACTCTGCCATTTCTCTAGACTTCTCTAATGAGCTGATCAAGCAAGTAATTTCTCCACTGTAGTTGCCTTTTACCGTATCATCGTCTTTGTATTTAAGTATATTTCTTTGTGCAAAGCCATCGATAGTGAATTTCATTTCTTTAGGCTTGTTGGCCATATACGATGCTATTACCCGTCTAGTCCAATTGTACGCTTGTTCTTTTTTCTTTATGATATCATCGACAGACATAAATCTTATAATGTTCGTGCCTTCAATAGGATATGCAAATACGCCTAGCATGGTAGATATTGCTTTAATAAAATCAAGCTGTGTCATATCTGGCAAATTTGGTATAATGGGGTAATGACCATTCCCGTTAAGAATACTTTCGTCTGGTTGCTTGGGCGATACAAGGCTGTTTTCCATTCTTAGATTTATGATTCCATCTACACCGTTTGATACGTCTGCAATAAATCCGATATTTGTGAATCCAAACCGGATATCTGTACCTTTGTTTACTGAGTCAGACTCTACACCTTCGAACTCAAACGTAATATTGTAAGAGTTTCCTCCATTGCTTATTATATCCGTATATCCTATGTTGAATATTTCATTGTTCTCTCCGTTCTCAATATAATAAGCTATCATGGCTGCATTGCTGGGATAGAAAGAAGTTAAAGTATGTATTGATACTTTGCCTGAAGCATTGAGCTTTATGGAGTTTCCTTTTGTCTTTATTCCACTAATGAATGTGCCTTCGCTTAGCGAGCTTTTATTTACCGTTCCATAATATGATGAATATTCTTTATTTTCGAAGTAAAGTTCAATAGGCCCGGTTCCTTGGTTAAGGTAATATTTTGCATTCAACCACAGTTCATTCTTTTGAGAGAATTCCAACCCGTCATTTCTTGTCAGCAATGGGATAAACAGCTTGTTCAAGACTGCTTGCTGTTCACTTGGAAAAATGAATATCACATCATTATCAAGTGATATATGTTCTAAAATCCATGTTGCTTTAACTGCCGGATGATAGGGTAAGTCTTTATCGGCTGAACGTATATTGTAATTTACTTTTGGGAAAAAGAAATCTCCATGACTATCATATTGGCTTACGTTCTTTCCGCTATTCCATTCGATGTAATAATCAGGAAATGGATCATTCCCTTGGCTTTCATAATGCCAACGTTCTTTTAAATCTTGCAGTTTTTTTTCTTCATTGGCAATACTTGAAAATTGTGTTGCGTTTCCCCATATTAATGCGGTTTCAAACACATCAGACGTGCCTATCAAGTATATTTTTGCCCCTTTGATAATTTCTACTCCGTTTCTTATGTATCTAGCGTCAAGGTAAAATGAAGCAACGGAATATTGGCAGGATGGCAGGTCTGCGTGAAGAAATGCAGACTGATTCCTCACTGTGTTTGGAAGTTTAATAGTGTAGCTTGTGTTACTTACAATTTTGCCTATATCGGTGAATATATTATTCTTGTATTTTAATGTGATATTGGTGCTGTCGTCCATATCTACTAATTTGTTGTTGGCACCGACATATAATAATTCATTTCTCATAAGCTCTGCACGTTAGTTTCAGGTAATATAATGTTCGCTTCAAAGTCTTGCAGTGATACCCGCTGTTTGACGAAATTTCCCACAGACACATTTACGGCCATCCATCTGGCGTTACCGTTATCATCATAGCCCATGAACATATCAACAACAGGAGATGTGGCCATTTGGTAAAGGAAGTCATAAGTTATGCTGTCTATTAATGGAGCGCATACGGGAAGTGTCGTTTCTTCCATTTTCCTTTGCTTTCGTCCGCTACCTCCATGGTATCCGTTCTTGTAACTGTAATCCTGCATATTGTTTCTGATGAACTCTCCGTCATTGGATACCTGCGAAGTCTCGTCTCCTTGCATGAATAGCCAGTAACACCACATTCCATGGCGGTTGATCCATCTCAAGTATATTCCACAGTCTGAATTGTCAACCTTACAAGTGATCTTTGTGGCCATATTGAGCAGCCCTCGGAAGGTGAAATCAAAGGTGTGGTCAAAAACAGATGCTGCCGTATTACTTCCAGGTAGATAAAATTCCACCCTGTCTGAAGCATCTATTCCAGCAAGAATGATATTCCATGCATTTTGTCCTGATAATGCGATAGGGGAGCTTTCGGAACCATCTATAGTTACTTTTACATTCCCTGATGTTGCAGAGTATAAGCCTACAGAGAATGGGTAGTTTTTGAACCATGTCAGCACTCGGCTTCCATTATACTGCTCTCCAACCTTACTGGCTCCCCACAATATGAATACGTTGAACTGGAAGCTGTTTTCAAGTGTTCCTGATTCGTTATACATATCAAGCTCTATGCTAAACAGACGTCCTAACTTACTATCTTCGGCGTGAGTTGACTTGTAATCGACTTCTCTGTATTCGTCAAAATAGCTCTGCGTATAGAATGATAGGTCAAAGAAGCAGGAACCACCGAACGTCGCTCTGTTCTCTCTGTCTGATGTGGCTGTGGTGGTGTCCGTTACCGTTGCAGTAACAGATTGATAGTTTCCGCCAAGGATATTTATTATCACAGGATTAAAGCAGAATCCTATTTGGTCAGGATATTCAATTGTTGTATTATCTATCGTATGTGTTCTCATTGTCGAAATTCAGATTTATATGTTCAACTTCTGTTTCATATATAGCCGATACCCTGCTGGCTATATTGTCCACGGTATTTTCTAGATCACGGGAATAGATTTCCTCATGTTTTCTGTTTCGGTATAGTTCCGTTCCTTCCTTGGCTATCTTTCTAGCGACAAGGTAGGCGAAGGAATCGGGCTTCTTTACTTGTATACCCTTATCTTCCACCCATTGGCGGATAATCTTGTAAAATCCTTTCGGAACTTTCCCTGGCCCACGTCCGGTTTCTAGTACCGCGAATGCCTGCCTGCCCCACAAAACGCCTCCGTCCTCCGACATTTCTACTTTCAGACTGCCCTTTGTCCTTCCACTGGCTACTTGTCCGGCTGCTTCATGGTTGGCTATAATTCGCTTGCGTAACGCTTCCAGCTCTTCACCTATTATCCTTAGGGTTCCGGCTTTAGTTTCTGCTGCCATATACAATCTCTTTCACGCTCTTGTTGCAAATAACAGTACCCATTATCTCTTCTAACTTAAGTTGGATAACTATTCCGGTTACATTAACATCCAGCTTGTCATAGAAAACAGAATAAGGGATATCTCCTGATATTTCTTTGAACATCCCACTCCTGTTCAATAGCAATATGAATTCTTTGGCTTTATTCTTGCATCCTTCTATCACTGCATCATTTTCTGTGCCATCAAAATCGAACTTGGTTTTATCCATGAATGCCATCATACAGTTAGGGCAGTCTCTTAACTGCTGTCTGCCTAGATTAAAAGTTCCGCTTACAGGAAGGAGATTAAGCACTGCCGGCAATTTAATCTTGTCCAGTCTTATATTGGCTGTTTGCCAGTTGTCAAAAAGGTAACTTACACCCTCCATAGAGTCTACTATCTTTTTAATTTTTTGCTCTACCGTCATTTCTTCTTACTTAATATGTTTCTTAATCTACGTTCGAATCTTACTCTTTTGGCGTCCATGTCAAGACATTTATATACTCTGACCCATGGCACGCTGTCTACTTCTGCATGATCAGTGATACCCATGCGCTGTGCATAGTAATCAATCATGCCGAAAGGTCCAAAATTTAGCAATTCGGATCCTGCTTGCTTCTCTTCGGGTGTGGGTGGTACATTCATCGACGCGAATAGTTTATTTATTCGTTCAACTTCTTTGGCCACCCATTGTACGAATCCCAGTACATCGGTAGCTGGAAGTTGGGATATATAACGTTTACTCAGCCCCATCAGTACAGTACAGGGAACGAACAAGATATCGTGTTCTGTTTCGATGGATTGCAGTTGCATCAGTTCTCCCATATTTATGTCGTTTAGGGTATCTGGTGTCTTATACTGCCCTAGTTGATAAGGTTTTTTCAGTTCATCCAACTTGGTTCTAATGACCTCGGGTTCGGTGGCAATGCTGCTTATTGTCAAAAATTCTTTTACTGTCATATCTTTCCTATTTTTGCTTTTGGTCGTTTTGGTGTTGGTTTGATGCGGAATATCATTGCCATTATCAGCATATCAAGGTAATCTGTGGAATGACCTAATATTTCTTTCATTTTTTCTTTGCTGATTATTCCTTTCTTCCGTGTGTCTGCATCAATATGTGCTTGTTTGAGAACTGACAATTCTTCAATGATCCGTTCCCGCTGTGCTTCCGTGCATACGATACGAAGCAATCGATTGTTAATCATCTCAGCCAGTTTGAAGGCACACTCTGATTTCAAATTGTCAAATTCAGGATTAATAGGTCGTGCTCCTCCATGAAACTCCTTGATACCGTTCAGATAGCTTTCAAGATAGTTCCCCAATCCGTCAGAGTCCGCAATCATCTTACTACGAGGAATTGAGCATTCTATCATCATCCGCTTCAGGTCTGTTTCAATGGATTTTCCAGTACTGTATTCCTGATCCAGTTTGATAAAACACACATTCCCTTTCCAATGACCGGCGATAAATCTGTCTCGTCCCTTCATTGCAAGGTCTGCAGAACCGGTAGATTCACCTGCAGGAGCAATGAACTCATTCGTGAACAAGTCACAGATAGCGTCGTAGTTACACAGGGCAGTCGGGTCATTATCATACTCCCAATTGCCGAAATATAGGCGTTCCTTTGTTACCCGGTCTTTTGTGTTTCGAAGACTTTCGATGTAGTCTTCTGTTGCCCAAGGATTATCCTGCACCAAAGCTTGGATAAATGCATAAGGAGCTTGTAATTTGTCTTCTTTCCAGGGCTTGTAGAATTCACGGTATAGCCAGTTTTTCTTCGGGTTACAGGTGATAAGTATCTTTCCGGGTACATGGTATACATCGTTCATGTGGCGGCCGATACGGGTTTTCAAGACTTCGAAGGCAAGGTAGTGCACTTCACCAGCTTCCTCTATCCATCCTCCTGTATATTCCTTAGACCCCAATCGTTCATACATCGGATCTTTCACCGGATAATACGTCAAGTCAATATAAACGATTTCACTTCCGTTGTCGAAGGCTATCCCTTCATTTGTTGTCTTGTATGCCGTGAAGCTGTGAGAAGATGCTACCTTATTGAAGGTCACGGTAACGGACTCACGGCTATCCTTCAAATTATTTCGGCCAACAAACCAGCGAGTACCGGGAAGATAGTAGGCACATTGCATCAGCCATTCACAGCCTAGCCATGATTGTAGATACTAATTGAAAAGTGCGCCAATATTCCAGTTGAAAATTGCGCCACCATAGGATAAGTATAATGACCTTTGTATAATCCAAATGCAAAGGTAAAATGAAGACTATG